AGAGAATACATAAAGAAAGACTTGATTTCTTAGAACGCGAAAATATGATTATGATGACTAATGCGGAAGAAATCCCTGAATACACTGAAAGTGTCTCAGACATAAGAATGGATGAGAAGGGACCGTATATGTTATACGACAATCATAAAGTGTACTTTGCAAAAGGTACAGATGTTGCTACATTTGTCAACCTTAGTGGGATCGCACGAGATAGGTATCCCGCTATTGGAAAGAAAGAAAGCATCATCGCTAAATCTAAGTTTTACAAAGCAGAGAAATTTCCTGGTTTCCAAGGAACTTTTGAAATAGGAGGCCAAGTCATTGGTCATTTTTCCCGCATCAAATATGATGGTAGAAGTTGTTTAATTACAGCTTATCACGTGTTGAAGAACAACATGGGCGCCTCAATAAGTATGTGTGGAAAAACGAAAAAGATTGAATTCGCGCTGGTGAAAACTAGTGTGATTTCTTGGTCTCCCACAAGCATGTTTGATTTCATTGTGCTTGAAGTTGCAGACTTTGTGTTTTCATTGTTAGAATTATCAATAGGGTCAATTTCCCCTGGAGTGAGTGTCGGAACACCGATAAGCATTTATCAGTATGCGCATAACAATAAGGATATGCCTTGTTTTACAACCGGCGTAGTTTGCAGAAGTCAAAAACCTTGGCACATACAGTATGGTGCTTCTACTATTGTAGGAAGCTCGGGAGCAGCGGTCTTAGACCAAAAAGGTCGCATTGTAGCAATACATGTTGAAGAAGGCGCTTCTGGCATTACAAATGTAGGAATCATTCCACCAATTTTTAGATCTAGAAAAGAATCCGTAGTGAACAATGATGTGATGGCACAACAAAGAGATTTTGTTGTAGCAGGAGAAGAAGAATTGGATTACAATGAATTAAGAGGTTTTGAAGATTTAGACTTCGATACAGGAGAATTTTCGGATATCACAATAGGAAAATACGTTTATTATGAAAACACTGATCCCGATGCAGCAATTGGGACTAACTTCAAAGATGGAGATAGGAGAAAGAATTGGTTTGAAGAAGTCGACGAGGCATTAGCAGATAGCGATGCCCGCGAGGAAAAACAACTAAGGGTATTACGATTACAGGCAGCCGCAATGGTTGCTCCTGGTCACATTAACCGACAGATTAAGGGTGGTCGATTCCGCAAGGAATCCCCCTGGACTTGCAGTAAATGCTTTACATTGCACCTGAAAAGGGGCTTTACATGCGTTAAATGCGGGTATGCGTTGGTTAAGATCAGTAACGCTAAAATACCAAGTGACTACCCAACACCCCAGAAAATGGAGGCTATTAAGGAGGTCCTAGAACCTATACCAGTGGAAGTGCAAGAAATAATAACGAAAATAGTGCAAAAGACAGAGAGCAAGGAAGCAAAAGAAGCTTCATTGGCGATTAAGGTCGCAGACGTTATTGATCAAGCCACCGACTATAGCAAGAAGGAGGCCAACGGTGACGTAGTGTGTATTTCAATGTCAACTCCAGCCGTGGATTTAAGTCCCGAGGAGCCTATCAGAGAGATACAGAGCGATCGTGCTATACCGACTAGCCGCGAGGTTCAGGCGATATATCCCGAACTATTTGCACCCGAAGAAGATGAAGAGATACCATATGGAGATAGTGTAACAGCTAGTTTGGACTCAATGACTAGAAAAGTCAAGATGTCAAAAAGAGACGCACAGTTTCTTAGAACTTTGACGTGCAGAACGTTGAAGGGAACTCAATTTGGTGTCAGATTGATCGGAGATCAATTAGTAATCTGTGAGTTGAAATTCACATCTGAAATCGTAGGAAATGCATTAGTGTGTGACGTTTCAACAGAAACAGTCCCCATTTGCAAGATTGAAACAGTAAAAGCCGACAACACGAAAACCAGAAGGAACGCTAGAAGAGCCGCCGCAAAGGTGGCGAGAGCAGTTGAGAAATCGGCAGCCGCAGTGGTTGCAGAACCTACTCCTAGCAAGGCCGAAGAGCCCATTAAGAAAGTGGTGAAAAAGAGCAAGACCGTCAAAGCAAAGGATGACAAGTCACAATTGACGGTCGTCGAAGAAAAGGATGAGAAGTCACAATCGACAGCTCTAATAACTGAAATCAAAGTTCCAGAAAAGCAAGTGTCTTTCGTAGAATCTACAATTCCCAAGCCGCCTGGTGGTTTCGCTAAGAGACCAACGGAGCCAGCGACCATAGGTACGCCCTATAAAGTGAATGTAGGCTTTGTGCAAAAGCAGAAAGTTAAATCTAAGAAAGAAAGTGGTCCAACAGTTACGATAAATCAATTGAAGTACATGGTAGAGAAAGGACAAGAAATTGTCGATAGGTTTGAGAACAAAGGAAGGTCATATAAGGACGTTGTGGTGGAGAAACCAGCTAAATTAGCTATTGAATCCGCCCCGGTCGCTTTAAACATGAACGCCTCAACTCAAGCCACGAAGTCTGGGGCCAGTACATCGAGTGGCAAGCCGATGAAAAGTTCTCTGAAAAGAGTACCAGAGTTGGTAGAGCCCACATCAAGTTCCAGAATAGTGGAGCCAGGAAGTATTCCGAACAATGGAATGCTGCAGTCGCAATCGACCCTGAGCTCAACAAATACGGTTGGCCAGATAGAGGAGCCGAAGCTGAGAAAGTAAGCTTCAGACTCCAATGCGACCGCCACATCACGGATTTTAGGGTCCCTAGTATAGAAGATAGAAGTAGTACTATAGACCGTGTGAATAATTTATACTTCAACCACATAATACCTCAATATTTCGAAAGTTACGATAGAGAGAAATGGTCTCAAGAAATTGACATCATTAAAACCAAGATTAAAAAGGACGCAAGTCCCGGAGTACCGCATGTTTTATATGCTGCCAGAAATGACACATTTATGCAAACATTTGGGGAAAGATTTAATGATGTAATCTTGGATAGAATCGAAAATATAATGACTCTATCAGTTGAGGATATAACTGCTTTGAGCAGAAGAGAGCGAATTGATGCCAATTTGATGGATCCCGTAAGAGTTTTTGTGAAAGATGAAGGACACAAGCTGGACAAGTTAAAAACTGGTCGACTTAGGTTGATCATGTCTGTGTCTTTAACGGACAAAATAATAGAAATGTTATTGTCCAGACATGTTTGCAAAGGAGAAATTGAGAACTGGAAATATATTCCGTCGAAGCCCGGTATAGGGTTTGACGCTGAAGATAATTTACAGGTCTATACGGATGTCATGTGCAATGGTCATGTTAATTATATGACTGATATGCAGGGATGGGATTGGAGCGTGAAAGAATGGATGATAGTAGACGAGGCAGAGGGCCTGGTAAGGCTAGCAGAGCGACCCGTAGAAATATGGGCTGATTTACTACGTAAGAAGGCTATCTTAGAGTCAGCATCCATTTACATGTTTTCAGATGGTGAAATGGTACAACCAAATTTCACTGGAATAGTTAATTCCGGAAAGTTCCGTACAAGCAGAGGAAATTCTTATATGAGAGTCTCCGTAGCACATGAGATCGGCGCAAGCTGGGCCATTGCTATGGGTGATGATTGTATCGAATCCGAGGTGCAAGATGCACCGGAGAGATATAAGGAATTAGGTTTAGTTTGCAGAGATTATGAACGAATCGAAGATCAATTCGATTTTTGTAGTCGAAGATATTATAAGGGCGGGTCATACGCCTTGAACGAAGTAAAAATGCTTCTTAATATCCTGCATACAAGTCCTAAGAACTTTCTTGAGTACAAGCAGTACATGATGGGATTTGAGGATGAGCTGCAAAGTTCACCTCATTTCGAGCGCTTATTGGACATTTTAAATCGAGTCGGATACCACGTGGCAGAAATGCCATATTATGAAGTGGAGGGGCTTCAAAATACATTCAAGGTTGAATGTATTGATTAAGATGGTTAACAAAGCAGAGAAAAAGCTCATAAATTTATTGGCAGGAGCTGCCATGGGAGGGAAAAGAGCGCCCAGAAAAACTCAAAATCGGCCGAAATTTATCGGCCCAAAACAACAACCCAAGAAGAATAATAACAAGCCACAGAAAAACTTTCCGTTTTTCCAGGCTAATGCCGTTTCGGCTAAAACTATGAAAGCAAACGCTTCAAGGAAAGTGGGCGCAGGAATGCGCTCTATGGGCGTCACGCAAGATGGCGCTTCCTTTCTGAAGTGTGCTTTTGCTCCACCTGACTTTCAGTCTGTGGACATTAGAGGTTTTCCCGACAATTTCGAAGGCAATTCGTATGTGAAAAAGCACAAAATGGTGGCCCCAAAGGCCCTTAATGCTACACTCGATTGGTATATTATTCTCTTACCGGTTCCAGGCTATGCATATTTCGAAGCAACAGTCGCCACCGGCACAGCACCAACTAGTACAACCGTTTGGACAGGTGTTCCTTATTCGGATACCGCGAACGTATTTAATCCAGGTGGTGTAGCTGGAAACTCAACTACTAGCAATTTTACAAAGTTCAGGTACATTTCAAATCACATTGAACTCGTGCCTACTGTTAACGCCCTAAATTGGGGTGGTAGCATTCTAGCTTTTAAATCAGCAGTAAATGTCACTCCTCGCTCAGGTGGCGTAGCCGGAAACATCTTCTCAATCTTTGGATTGGAAGCCTGCAACAGCACTACAGCTAACATGTATGTGGCTCCCTTTAATTTGGGAATATTTGCGGGCTGTTATAATTCAGGCTCAAGCGCAGACTTTAGTTTGATTACAGAAGGTGCAACCACAATGCCTGTCGCAGTTATAACCGCTAGTGATTGGGGCCAGATCACGTCTCCTCAGGGATACACTGGCTTCGATAACAATTTCGAAGCCTTGTTCATTAAGGTCTCAGGCCAGTCCGCGTCAGCTTTAAATACTTGTATTTTAAAGACGTGGGCTTGCGTAGAATACCAGGTACAGGCCAATTCCCCGTTTATTGAAAGCATAACAGCGTCTCCTAGAGACGATGCAGCTTTAGCTCTATATAGGAAAATCATAAAAGAATTACCTATTGGAGTCTCCTTTTTGGACAATGATGGTTTTTGGTCTAGAGTGCTAGGCATCGTTAAACGAATGTCAGCCGCCGGTGCATTTATGCCCGGCCCTTACGGTATGGTTTCTGGCGGAATAAACTCGGTAATATCAGGAATGGAATCTCTCTTTATGTAAAGATGAGCCCGGTACAGTCTATGTTAAGGACTTTAACAACCTCTGGTGGCTGCACTCCATATGTGTGGTCCCAAATGCACCTATCGAAAGAACAGTGTGTCTGGGTGGCACTCAACTTTAAAAATACTACAAGACTTGCATTCCTCGTTTGGATTGCCCGCCCCTGCGGCTTGTTGAGAGGAGTGGGGTGAATTTCCGCTTATGTGTGTTCACTCTGCCCAGGTCAGGTTTAGCAAACCTGGACTGGCCTACTTCAGTTTAAAACAAATCGAAATCCGTTGATTTGAGTCACATCCTTTTGGATGATTGGTCTGAAGACGGCAACACCGTTATAAT